AATCCTCAAGCACAAGCTGGAATGCAAGCCGCACAGATCCAGCAGAAGAAAAAACAAATTCAAGACGCTATCAAAGCCAAGCAAGGTGAGATAGCCCAACTACAAAAACAAATGAATGACCCAACTATGATGGCCATGGCAGAAGGTCGTCGTGCTCGTCGTTTACGTGAAGCCAGTGAAATTCAACAAGCTCAAGTTGTGTTGGCAAGCCAAGACATGGTTGACCAAGTTCAGAAGATGAGTGAACAAGTCAGTGCCATGCAGTTCAAAGACTTGCCAGCTCTGCTAGATCAAATTAGAAATGAAGTTGGTGTCGACCAGGCCACACAATACAACGCTGATGCCAGTGCTGCACTGAGTGGCTTATTAGGCAATTTGCAAGGTGCCAAGCAACAACTAGAAGCTGCACTTGGTGTGATCACTGGACAAGCTCCGCAAGTGCCCGGTGCTGAGATGGGCGCCGCTCCAGACATGGGAGGCGAGATGCCTGCTGAACTTCCTGCACCAGGTGAAGAAGAAGTTGCAGACTTGGATGCCGCCGGCGCAGACTTGGATGCTGCTGCACAAGCAGCCGGTTTAGGCCGTGAACGCAGATAATGTTAATCCGAGAAGTTGCAGATCCCAACACACAACGACTGGCTGCATTAAGCCAGTTTTTGCTTGGGCGCAGTGAAGACGAAGCTGCCGCAAAACAAATTAGCCAACAGGCTTTTATAGACGCTGCAAAAAGTTTAGGTGTTAATGTTACGTCAGCCAACCTAGGTGATCTAATCAGCCAAGAACCATTAAGCAACATACTAGAACCACTTGAACCTAATTCAGGTGTGGTTCGATTCAAAGGCAATACAGAAGCCGAAACCGGTATGAGTGTAGACCAAGCCCGCGCAGTAGTAGACAGCAATGCCAAAGCGGCATTAAAACGTCGCCAGTAAACAAATCGGTCGTAAATATCTAACATCATCCAATGATTGGATGATGCACTACACTATGAAAAAACACTTATTCTCCAAACTTGAGTTCTACATAACTAATGTCTGTAATCTGACCTGCGAAGGTTGTAATCGGTTTAACAACTATTCATTTGCTGGATGGCAACGATGGAGTGACTACGAAGCCGATTATGAAAAATGGGCCGAATATGTAAAGGTTGACAAGATTGTGATATTGGGGGGAGAACCGTTGCTTAACCCAGACATACTTGATTGGGTGTATGGAATTAACCGTATCTTTAAAAGAAACGTGCAAATACTGTCAAACGGCACACGCCTAAACAATGTAAAAGGACTGTACGAAGCACTACAGGCCAATGGTAACTGGATGGGTATCAGTTGGCACAATCCCAACACTATTGATGAATTTGAAGCTGAGATTTACAAGTTCCTTCAAGGTACTATTACAAAGTTAGAAAAACATGATCCTCGTAATACATATGGGTCCGATATCACATGGATAGATGAAAACAAGGTTGCTATTCCACTGTGGATACAATATGACTTTTACGACAGTGCTATTGGCCGCAATGCTACTGGTCGATTTACACTGCACAACAGTAGACCCGAAGTGGCACACAACAGTTGCGGATTTCGCATACATAAAAACTATCACATGATCAAAGGTAAACTGTATAAATGTGGACCAGCTGCATTGTTTCCAGAGTTTGATCAACAACACGGATTTGATATTTCAGATGCTGATAGAGAAATTCTAAATTCCTATCGACCGTTATCGCCCTACGAATATCCAGAACGTGGTGTAGAGTTTTTGGACAACATTGATGAGCAATTGACTATGTGTAAATTTTGCCCAGAAAGTTTAGACTATAAGAATAGGTTATTTGCAGTTACTAAAAATCAAGCTCGAAAACAATACACTCTAGAACCAGTCGTATAATCCGTTCAAAAAGGTTGTAAATACAACAGTTATGTGTTATAATGTAAAATAGGAGAAGTAAATGGCATATTCAGAAAAAGTAATTGATCACTACGAAAATCCACGTAATGTGGGTAGTTTTGACAAAGGTGATGACTCGATAGGAACCGGTATGGTTGGTGCTCCTGCTTGTGGCGACGTTATGAAACTTCAGATCAAAGTAAATACTGAAGGAGTAATAACTGATGCCCGATTTAAAACATACGGATGTGGAAGTGCAATTGCCAGTTCAAGCCTTGTCACCGAGTGGGTCAAAGGAAAAACGCTTGACCAAGCAGGAACGATTAAGAATTCGGACATTGCTGGAGAACTTGCCCTTCCACCGGTTAAAATACATTGTAGCATACTTGCAGAAGATGCTATAAAAGCTGCCATTGAAGACTATCGTAAGAAACATGTTCAATGAGAAATGCCAATACCAACAGTGTGGTAATAGTTTATTATCCTATAAATGCTGGCGGCAAATTTCTTATTAACTCGTTGGGATTAAGCGACGGTTGTTATTTTCAAGACATTGATTTTGTCAAACTGCAACAGGACAACAAGTTTACTCCAAAACTTAAACTAATGACATTGTTAGAACGTATTGGCAATAATACTAATCACAGCTGGGGAGATTTGGGATTAGGATGTCAGGCACTGTTTGGTACCGATCCAGTTGATGTAAAAAACTTTTTACAAGACATTGACGTAATCAGCCACGAGGACACATTGTTTTTTGTAATAGCACATGAGCCTAAAAAGTTAGAAGAATTAATTAATATTTGGCCAAATGCTAAAAAAATATATCTAACCAACTATGCTAATTTTATTGAATGGCGAACCAATTGTCAGTATGCACAGTCAGAGGATACAGAAATTTTAAAACAGCATGAGTTTTTAATTTGGGACGTTGATAGTTATTTTGATAAATCACAATTCCTAACGCAATTAAAAACTTTTTATTCCCAACTAGGATTAACAGATTTCAATGAACACTATGTTAAAACTTTTTATAATAAATATGTAGAAAAATTAACAAAAATACGAGAACATGATATCAGTAACTGAAATAGCCTCTAAAAAAATTGTATCTAACTTGTCCAAACGTGGACAAGGCGTGGGTATTCGGCTTGGCGTCAGAACCACCGGTTGCAGTGGACTTGCTTATGTGTTAGAATATGTTGATAACATTAACTCCGAAGATATTACAGTCGAACAGGCCGGCTTTGTTGTGGTAATTGATCCCAAAAGCTCAGCATATTTAAATGGTGTTGAAGTGGACTATGTGCGCCAGGGTCTTAACGAAGGTTTTGAATTTAACAATCCTCTTGAGCGAGACCGCTGTGGATGTGGAGAAAGTTTTAGAATTTGAAAACTAAGTTTATTAAATATTTTATGGATATTGCTCGGCGCACAGCTGAACTTAGTCATGCACGTAGATTACAAGTTGGTGCTATTGTGGTCAAAGATGATAGAATTATAAGTATTGGTTATAATGGCATGCCAGCTGGTTGGACAAACGACTGTGAATATCTAGTGACTGCATATTGTGATGTTACAAAATCGTGGCTTACCACTGGCGAAACAAAAACAAAAGATGAGGTACTTCATGCGGAAACTAATGCAATTGCTAAGTTGGCGAGGTCGACTGAATCTGGCCTTGGCAGTGATATGTTTATCACTCATAGTCCTTGCTTGGATTGTGCCAAACTAATTTTTCAAAGCGGCATCAAGCGTGTTTTTTACAGTGAAGAATATAGAGATGATGCAGGCACACAGTTTCTTAAAAAATCAGGAATAGAAGTAACCCAGGTCAACGATGCAAATGTATAACCCAAAATTTAATTACCACGAACTGTCACGCACAACTGAAGAAGGCAAACGCTTGTATTCTACTCCAGATGGCAACAGAGTTCCTAGTGTCACTACTATTCTTGACAAAACAAAACCGGCAGAATCACGAGCCGCACTGGAACAATGGCGCAAGAATGTAGGGCATGCCAAGGCACAGCAGATTACCACAGAAGCCGCTAATCGTGGAACACGTATGCACACCTACTTGGAACATTATGTAAAAAATAGTGAGCTTAAAGATCGCGGAACAAATCCGTTTGGTTGGGCAAGCCATGCAATAGCGCAGACTGTGATCGAAGACGGGCTTAAAAATGTTGATGAGTTCTGGGGTGTAGAGATTCCTTTGTATTTCCCCAAGCTATATGCAGGAACCACAGACTGTGTGGGCATACATCAAAAAGATGAAAGCATCTTGGATTTTAAACAGACCAACAAACCTAAAAAGCAAGAATGGATTGAAGATTACTATCTACAATTGACAGCGTATGCTCTGGCTCACAATGAAGTTTACGGAACCAATATACGTAAAGGTGTTGTGTTGATGTGTGTTAAACCACCTGTGGATGACATGGGTAACCCACTTGCCCGCCCTGTTTACCAAGAATTTATACTAAAACCTGAAGATTTTGATTACTGGTCAGACCAATGGTGGCGTCGTTTAGAGCAGTATTACCTACAGGCCTAACCAGCTAAATACTGAATAGAATTCAAGGAAGACTAAATTGGCCATTGTTCAAATATCCCAAATTACAAACCGCAAAGGTTTGGCAGAAAATCTACCACAACTGGCCGGCGCTGAGTTTGGTTGGAGCACCGATACACGTCAACTTTACAT